TGCAAGATTCTCTTACTACGCTAATGGAAACACTGAATACCGGACTGCTTGGTTTGTTTATCGATGATACTGCATTGGAAATTCGTCGACAAGAATCTCAAGACAGAAAATTTCTCTCTGGAGAAATGAGTCAACAAGATGGTAAAGACTACAGAGCCGAACTAGAAAGACAACAGGACCGATTTGAAACAGCCAAAGGACGCAATCTCCGGGGGATTCCCCCAGCTGTTATCGCCAGAGTAAATGATTTACTTGCAAACGCTCCAGAATATGCCCAGGGAACCGCTGGATTTCAAAATTTTGGAAGACAGAGTTTGGCAATGCTGCATGGTAACGAAGCTGTAATTCCAAGAAATACTCCTGCAGGCGACATGCTTGCTGAATTTTATAAATCACAAAAAGCACCAACTGTCTCAGCAACTACTCCTATCACGACTAACAATCAGTCTGACTTGAATAATAAGCTAGATCAGTTAAATAACACTATGCAAACAGTAGCAGCATTGTTAGCGGAAAGTGTTGGTGTTCAACACAAGATGAGAAAAGGTATCGGTAACATGAGTACCGATCTAATGAGAGGATAACAGATGAGTTGGAAAAAGCACTTCACTCCAGTTCCAACTAGTATGAATACTTCAGGAAGCTACAGTCCTTTTAGTTTTTCTAAAGGTACTGGTCTTGGTCCAGCAGCAGCAAATTACAGTTCTCATTTGCCAGATGTATATGTTGGTTCTCCAAATCGTATAGAACGCTACGGGCAGTACAACACAATGGACAACGACAGCGAAGTCAATGCTGCTCTTGACATTCTTGCTGAATTCTGTTCACAAAAGAACAAAGAAAACAGTACTCCGTTTCAAATCAAGTTTTCAAAATCTGCAACCAATTCAGAAGTGCAAATACTCGGACAGTACTTGAAACAATGGTGTAAGATACAAGAGTTTGACAAAAGAATATTTAAAATTATTCGCAATACTTTTAAGTATGGTGATCAATTTTTTCTTAGAGATCCAGAAACACAAAAATGGTTTCATGTTGATCCGGCTAATGTTACAAAAATAATTGTAAACGAATCAGAAGGCAAACGTCCTGAACAATATTTGGTAAAAGATATCAATATTGCATTTGAAACGTTGAGTGCAACAAAAATCAACACCACTAATGCTTACGGTCCTGGCGGCAATCATCCAGGTTATCAAACCATGGACCAAAAGTATATGACTGGGCAAACTCCTCAAGGCAACGCCAGTAGATTCAGCAACGAGTCAAACGAAACCGCAGTGGATGCACAACACGTTGTTCATCTCAGCATGAACGAAGGGTTGGATCAAAACTTTCCGTTTGGCAACAGTTTGTTAGAAACTATTTTTAAAGTGTACAAGCAAAAAGAATTACTCGAAGATGCGATTATTATCTATCGTGTCCAGCGTGCGCCAGAACGCAGAGTATTCTATGTTGACGTGGGCAACATGCCATCGCACTTGGCAATGCAGTTTGTGGAGAGAGTAAAAACAGAAATACATCAAAGACGTATTCCATCAAAGACAGGCGGAGGTCAAACTGTTATAGACAGTAGCTACAATCCGTTGTCGATCAATGAAGATTACTTCTTTCCACAAACAGCAGAAGGACGCGGATCAAAAGTTGAAACATTGCCAGGTGGTACTAATCTAGGCGAGATTGATGATTTAAGATATTTCACCAACAAGTTAGTACGTGGATTACGTATCCCAAGTTCGTATCTTCCAACTGGCGCTGATGATGCAGCCAGTCAATACAACGACGGACGCGTGGGCACAGCCTACATACAGGAATTGAGATTTAATAATTACTGCGAGCGTCTACAAACTCAAATCACAGATATTTTTAACAATGAATTTAAATTGTATCTAAGCAAAAAAGGTATAAACATCGATCTTGCAATGTTTGATTTAATGTTGCAACCTCCGCAAAATTTTGCAAGTTATCGTCAAGCTGAGTTGGACAACAACAGAATCAGTACCTTTACAACTATGCAACAAGTTCCGTTTATTTCAAATAGATTTGCAATGTCAAGATTCTTAGGCATGAGCAAAGAAGAAATAGCAGAAAATGAACGTCTATGGAAAGAAGAAAACGACGAAATGTTTGATGTAGGTGCACCTGATGCAAGTGCTAGCATGAGAGACGCTGGCATTACCGGTGCAGACATTTCTGGAGATTTAGAATCAGCACAAGGCGACGAGATAGCAGGCGATGACGACATCGCGGGCGGCGCAGGAACATTAGCAGGAGAAGCAGGCGGCGCAGGTGAAACTCCAGCACCTATTGCATAAATAATACTATGATAATACGAGAATTATATTATTTTGACAAAGACACAATGGAACCTGTTGACGATCATCGCTACAATCCCAGCGACGATACTAGTATAATGAAAATAGATGATACTCGAAAGACTCGATTAACTTTAAAAGATATTAATAGAGCCAGACGTGCAGACGATATGCACAGAAAAGAATCTTCTAAAGATTTAATTCATGTGCGTGCAATGTATGGAATTGCAGCACAATCACCTGAAGAACCAGCAATGTAAGGCTTGTGAGTTGGTTAAACAATTTATTCATGGTGAAAGCAAAGAGCAACGAAAAAAACGTAAACAACTGGAAAAGTCAAAAAATCAAACAGTTGTAACTAGTATTGTTGCACCGATAACATTAGAAACTGGTACAGCAGACAATGCAACAAAAAAAGTTGCATTTGTTTTGGGCAATGGTGTCAGCCGTGCTGATATAAATCCTGCAGACTTAAAACGATACGGAGTAATATACGGGTGTAATGCCTTGTTTAGATCTTATGCTCCAGATCATTTAATTGCAGTTGATACTAAAATGATTAGAGAAATTACACAAGATGGTTACCATAATACTCATTCAGTATGGACCAATGCAAGCAAGTATACCAGAGAAATTCCTAACTTAAATTTATTTACTCCTACACTAGGATGGAGCAGTGGACCTAGTGCATTGAATTTAGCCAGTAATCACGGATACGATACCATTTATATTTTAGGGTTTGACTATGTCGGAGTAGGAAAAAACAACGAACTGGTAAACAATATGTATGCAGGAACGCATAACTATAAACAGATATCCGAACGGGCAACTTATTTTGGCAATTGGCAACGACAAACAGCAACTTGCATTAAAAAAAATACAAAGGTTAAATACATTAGAGTAATTGATACACAATCAAGTTACGTACCAGAGCCGTTAATAGGATTAACAAATTTAACACACTTTACTGTAGAAAATTTTAAAAATAGATTCAATATAATGTAACTGCTTTTAAAATAGGCGGTTTTACCACCATTATAAGCATGTATTTTGTGAATTGAGTAAATATAGTTGACAGCCTTGGCTATGAAGGAGAAAAACAATGACTGATCGAAATAAGTTTGAGGAAATGCTTGAGCTTCTTATTAATGAAGATAAGGATGCAGCAGAAGCATTATTCCACGAAATCGTGGTAGAAAAATCACGTGACATTTACCAAAGTATTCTTGAATCTGATGATGAAGATCTTGATGAAGCAGATGATGAAGACCTAGACGAGTCTGATGACGAAGACCTAGACGAGTCAGATGATGAAGACCTAGACGAGTCTGATGACGAAGAACTTGACGAGTCAGATGATGAAGACCTAGACGAGTCTGATGACGAAGACCTAGACGAAATGTTTGGCCTAGACGAGTTTGAAATGGAAGCTGACCCAATGATGGGCGGCGACGCAACAGACGATATGATGGGCGACATGGGCATGGACGACGAAGGCGGCGACATGGGCATGGACGACATGGACGGAGCAGGCGATGTTGATTCTCGTGTGGACGATCTAGAAGACGCTCTTGAAGCACTTAAAGCAGAATTTGATGCAATGATGGGTGGCCAAGACGACGACGAAGAAGGCGACATGGACGACATGGACGACGAAAGCGAAGAAGGCGAAGAAGGCGAAGAAGAGCCTGAAAAGGAAGCATTTGCTTATGAGTCAAAGCACAACAAAGCAGATAAAAAAGATGACAAGAAAGAAAAGAAGTCATCAACAGAGCAAATGCGTGAATACGTAGAAAAAGTTGGCGGCGATCGTTACGACTCATTTGGTAAAATGGGCGACAACGGTGCAAACACCAAGTCAACAGTAGCTGGAAAAAATGATATGGGCGGCACAACTGCTAATATCGCAAAAAGCAGCACTGAAGCAGGTACAGAAGCTAACAAAGGTCAGTTAAAAGGCAACGGACTACTTAATGGTTCTCCAAAGCCAATGAATACCAAGAACGTAAACGTTGTTGGTGCAAAAGGGGCGACAAAAATGTCAAACCAACCTGGTCACGGCGCTGAGAAAAAGGGCAAGCCAGAGACTGCTGACAAATCAGCCGGCAGTATGTTAAACGGCGCTCCAAAAAGAGCAAAGTAAATTAGGAACAACTGATGAACAGACTAACCGAACATTTAAGTTTCGACCAGGCTAGAATGGTTGTAGAATCTGCTGATGAAGGCAAAAACCTTTATATGAAGGGTATTGTTATTCAGGGCGGCATACGCAACGCAAATCAGCGTGTTTATCCCGTAAATGAGATTAGCAGGGCTGTCAACACTCTTAACGACCAAATAACTGGTGGATACTCTGTGTTAGGTGAAGTTGATCATCCAGAAGGACTTAACATTAACTTAGACCGCGTAAGCCATATGATTACAGAAATGTGGATGGATGGCCCAAACGGTTACGGTAAACTAAAAATTCTACCGACTCCGATGGGACAACTAGTGAGAACAATGCTGGAAAGCAGTGTCAAGCTAGGTGTCTCCTCGAGAGGCAGCGGAGAAGTAGACGGATCCGGCGATGTTTCGGGTTTTGAAATTATAACAGTAGATGTAGTTGCCCAGCCAAGTGCTCCGGGCGCCTACCCAACTCCAATATATGAACACCTGATGAATACTAATGGTGGTTATAAGGCAATCCTCACTAGTAAAGAAGTACAAGGCGACCCCAAGGCACAAAAATACATTGCAGAGAGCTTATTAAATATAATAAGCAGGCTCCAATAAAAGGAGAAAATTATGGACGCACTAAAAGCCCTTTTTGAGAGTAATGCAATTTCAGAAGCAATGAGAACTGAACTTGAAGAAGCATGGAACAGCAAGATTAAAGAAAATCGTATTGCTGTTACTGCTGAACTTCGTGAAGAATTTGCTACAAAATACGAGCATGACAAAAGTGTTATGGTCGAAGCAATCGAAACTTTAGTTGGCAATAAGCTAGCTGAAGAATTAGAAGAATTCCACGAAGATCGTAAACAACTTGCAGAAGCGAAAGCACATTATGCAGTTAAAATACGTGACCATTCAGCCTTAATGAATAGATTTGTAAAAGAATCATTAGTTAAGGAAGTTTCAGAACTACACGAAGATCAAAAAGCTATTGCAAGCAAATTTGCAGTACTAGAAGACTTTATTGTAGAACAACTTGCTAAAGAACTTGCTGAATTCCAGGAAGATAAAAAAGATCTAGCCGAAACAAAAGTACGTTTAGTACGTGAAGCTAAATCACACTTGGCTAAAGTTAAAACTAACTTTATTCAAAGAAGCGCAGCAGCAATAACAGAAACAGTTGAGAAAGGCCTTCGTTCGGAGATTACTCAACTCAAAGAAGATATTGAAACAGCACGTAAAAACGATTTTGGTCGTAAGCTATTTGAAGCATTCTCATATGAGTATATGCATTCTCATCTTAACGAAAAATCAGAAACTAACAAATTACTTAAAGTACTCAGTGCTAAAGACAAGCAACTTGCAGAAGTAAAAGCATTTGCAAGCAAGGCAAAATCATTAGCAGAATCGAAAAACGCACAAGTTAAGCGTTTAGTAGAATCACAAGAGCGTGCTAAAGTATTAAACGAACTTACTGGACCTTTGAACAAGGAACAGAAAGAAATTATGACAGACTTACTGGAATCAGTACAAACTGCAAAGTTACGCAATGCATTTGGAAAATACCTACCGACAGTTATTGAAGGTAAATCTCCAGCCAAGCAGAAGGCAATATTATCAGAGGCAACAGAAATTACAGGCAACCGCAAACATAGTTCGAACGAAGCAAGCGTATTTGACAACAACGTTGTTGATATCAAACGACTTGCCGGTTTATAATAGGAGATTAAAATGTCGGAACTACTAGAATCACGCTGGCAGGAAACTAAGAACGCACTTCTTGAAGGCCTACAAGGCAACAAGAAAGCTGTTATGGCAACCACGCTAGAAAATACTCGCAAGTATCTTTCAGAAAGTGCATCATCAGGTGCAACTGCTTCTGGAAATATTTCAACACTTAACCGTGTAATCCTTCCAGTGATTAGACGTGTTATGCCAACAGTTATTGCTAACGAACTAGTCGGTGTGCAGCCGTTAACTGGTCCAGTTGGTCAAATTCATACTCTACGTGTTCGTTATAGCGATAGCTATACTGGAGACCAGGGTGGTAATATAACTGCCGGCGAAGAAGCACTAAGCCCATTCAAGATTGCAGAAGGCTATTCGAGCACTGCAAGTAACGACCGTGCCGCAAACACCGCTGCACTAGAAGGTACTGCTGGTAATCGTATGTCGATCCAGATCTTGAAGCAAACTGTTGAAGCTAAGTCACGTAAGCTATCAGCACGTTGGACTTTTGAAGCAGCTCAAGATGCTCAAAGCCAGCACGGCATTGACGTTGAAGCAGAAATCATGGCAGCACTTGCACAAGAAATCACTGCTGAAATCGACCAAGAAGTACTACGCTCACTAAGCACACTTTCTGGTTCGGCTGTGGAAACATACAATCAGGCTGCTGTAAGCGGTACTGCTACTTTCGTTGGTGACGAGCACGCTGCTCTTGCAGTTCAAATCAACCGCGTAAGTAACTTGATTGCACAACGTACACGTCGTGGCGCAGGTAACTGGGCAGTTGTTTCACCAACAGTACTTACACTTCTACAGTCTGCAACTACCTCGGCATTTGCACGTACTACAGAAGGTACTTTTGAAGCACCAACCAACACTAAACTAGTTGGTACTCTTAACAACAGCATGAAAGTATATGTTAACACATATGCATCAAGCGATGATGTAATCGTTGGTTACAAAGGCGCTAGCGAATCAGATGCAGCGGCATTCTATTGCCCATACATCCCGCTAATGAGCTCAGGCGTTGTGCTTGACCCATCGACATTTGAACCAGTAGTTAGCTTCATGACACGTTATGGTTATGTAGAACTAACTAACACTGCTTCGTCGCTAGGTAACGCAGCTGACTATCTAGGTAAAGTTGGTGTTACAACTGCAAACCTAAGCTTCAGCTAAGTTTAAAGTTATACTTTATTAAAATAGGCCCTACGGGGCCTATTTTCTTGAATAAATATTCATATGATACATACTGGAAAAATATATAAATTTATAGGAAACATAGGGCTGATTAGACCTGACACGTTTGGTCAATCTCGTATAGATGTTCAATTTAACAAAAACGAATACAATTTTAAGTTAGGAGATAGTGTACAGTATCAGTATGTCCAAAAGAAAAGTCGAAGACATGCTACAAATTTACAAAAATGCTAATTGAAAAGTTACAAGCTGCTGCTGCTGCTAATAATAATTTTCTAATATTTAATTTCTGTAATCAAACAATACACAACATTGTGTCGAGTATTTCTTATAAAAACAAACATATTAAAAAAATATTAGTTGTAGATGAAACTTGGTATTTTCAAGAATCATTTGACTTGGATATTAAAAATAATTTAAACTCTGATTTAGTTTTAACTTTTTCTTTTATGGATCATAGTCATTTAGATTATAAAATTGTTAATCAACATAATATACCCATGTTCAACATTGGCTATTATAAAAACAGTAAATATTGGTGCGATGTACTTTCGTTATTTGTCTCTAAGCATTTTTCTTTAGATGAAAAGTTATTAACAAACGGAAAAGAAATTGATATTCCTTTTATGAGTCTAAATGGAAAACCGCATCCGCATAGAACTGAATTAATAAACAATTTAAAACAATTACAGTTGACTAAAAAAGGATATGTTTCCTATAATCCTTTTGGATTAGAGAATTGTGATAGTATAAAGCTTGACATTATAATAGATAACCAAGAATTTCCACCCGGCGACAACGCTACTGCATCTGGTGCAATGTCTTTGGGTAATATCAAGTACTGGAACAAGCACTTTTTAAATTTAGTTACAGAAACATTACCCGATCCATCAGAACTTAACTTTTGGACTGAAAAAACGTGGAAGCCTATATTAGGACTACGCCCGTTTTTAACATACGCACCTAAAAATAATTTATCAATGATGCAACAACATAATTTTCTTGATTACGCAAACGATTTCAACGATATTACTGATTTGGATCTTTTGAATCATTATAATCAACCTAAATTTTTAAAGGTGTTGTCTGACCAGTCAACCGAGTATTTTCAAAGCAAATACAAAATTTTACATGAAAAAACTTTGTTCAATAGAAGAAATTTTAAGAGATACGTCGAAAAACAGCATAAAATTATTTCTCAACTCAAGGAAATAGCAATATAACCCATTTTATTTAAAAGGATAAATACTTGTGTCACTTGAGAGCCAGTATACACTGGACTTATGCGGTACCCACCGCGTATGACCTAGAACGTCAAAGGAGAAAACAATGGGACGTCCACTAAAGAAATCGCAACTAGGCGTAAATGTTATCGGTGAAGCAACAGCCAACACTGGTGTAAGAATAGAATTTTACGATGTATCACTAAGAACAGACGGCGCAATTATTAAACAACGCGGCGCAAAAACTTTCGTAGTTACACAAGAAGGTAATGTAGACACTACTAACTTAAAAGATTCAACCAGCACTGCGGTGTGTGTTCTTAAAGATGGAGCACCAAGTGCATCAGGAGAAATGAGACTTTGGGGTTATGTAACTTCAAATTCTAGTGCAGAAGTTAATATTGCAAAAATTACAAAGAGAGTTGCAACAGACTTTTCAGGCAACAGATATAATTGGGTATTAGAAAACGATTCAACCAACGACTACATTGTTCTAACTGCTGTCTAAGGAGTAAAACATGTCGACAAGCAAGGTTGCCAAATACGGCGTTGATCTATATAAAATAATATTGAACGACAGCGGTGTCTTTGACATCGACTTTGTCGGTGCAAATGGTAGCGTTAATATCAACGGTAATCTAAATGTTACTGGCGAAACTACTACTATTCAGTCAACTGAGCTTGAAATTGCAGACAACACCATCACCGTCAACAGTGGAGAAACTGGACCAGGAGTAACACTTGGTACAGCTGGGATCATTGTCGACAGGGGTGTTCTTTCTAATGCAAACTTTTTATACGACGAATCGTTGACTACTTATATAAACGGAGTAATACAGAGCAACGACGGCGCATTTGTATTACGCAAAGCAGACGAGACTCTGAGTGGATTATATGTATCGGGCATTAATTCGGGCGAAGGTAATAATTTAAATCTATTAGCTGGACAAACTGTAGGTGTATTAACTGTTACCGGAACACTAGATTACGAACTTCAGGTACAAGCAGGCGACGACGACGTAATTCCTAACAAGGCGTATGTTGATAACAACATATCTCAAGCAGTATCTGAATTTAACTTGGCCATTGATGCAGACAGCGGCGGTCCGTTGAATTTGGTTGTTTCAACGGATACGTTAAGACTTATTTCCGGCGAAGGAATCGATACATCTATTGTAAAAGTTAATAATTTTGTAACATTAACTATTAGTGGAGAAGATGCAAGTAATAACAACAAAGGTATAGCAAGCTTTGCCGCTGCTAACTTTACAGTAGTTTTAGGTCAAGTTTCTATTAGTAACATTATTGGCGGAACGTATTAATGATTATAGTTTGGTTACTAATAAATAGATACAACAAAGGTGCGGATAAATGTCAAACATAATATTAAAAAAAAGCGACATTCCTAATAAGATACCGAGTGTGGATCAGTTAGATCTAGGTGAAATTGCTATCAACACCTACGACGGTACTCTATATTTTAAAAGACAACAAGAATACTTTGACGACAATCTTCAAGAAATTGTATCTGTTGACGAAGTAATAGAATTTACATCGCATATTCCTGTAGAGAACGTATTATATGTACAAAAAGCCGGCAATGATAAAAATTCTGGTAATTCCTGGAGTAATGCTTTTGCAAGTATAGAGATTGCAGTCAAAGCGGCTGCTATAAGAAACGCACTGACATTAATTCAAGTCGGACCTGGTGTATATTTTACAAAAGGTCATATAGATGTATCAGACAACACTGTTATTCAATCATCTCATAGAACAGTATTTATAAAGCCTGTACCTGGATTTGAAGAAAGAAACGTATTTAGATTAGGGTCGGGCTGTTTTCTTGAAGGTTTTATTTTTGAAGGATTCCGTCTTGATAACCTAGACAATCCTAATGAAGGATTTGCTGTTTGTTTCAGACCCGGTGCGCTTATAACACGGGTTCCGTATGTACACAAAATAGCTGTAAGAACACCTCCTTATTGGACAACTATTGCTCCTCCATTAGACAGATTAAATGGCAACCCACTAGTAGGCCGGGGCGCCGGAGTTGTATTAGCAGATGGTGCAGTCTTAGATCCCGACAGTGTGTTTCCTAATATTATGACATGGGGTGCAACTCCTGTAACGCATAATGGTATTGGATATTGTGCAAAGAACGGTGCATTGATAAATGCTGTAAACGCCATTAGTCTTTGGTGCCACAAGCACTTTTTAGCAATAGACGGCGGACAGATTGTTCTCTCGTCGTGCTCGACACAATTTGGTGATTTTACATTAGTATCGCAAGGATCAAAACAAATAATTCGTCCTTACGAAGTTGACTTTCCTTTGACTATACAAGAAGTTGTAAGTAACGAAATTGATGCAAGCACGGATAGCATTATTGACAATCTTGTTGCAGAATTAAATTTACAAGGATATACCGATAACTGGCCACAAAGTTACACAACACTCACACGCCGAGATGCTGGATTATTTCTACAAGCGATGTCTTGGGTATTAAATACTTCTAACGAGACTCCGATGCTTGATTTTTCAAAGGGATTGTTTGATGTAACTGGAAATCGAGCTTTCACTTCTATACCATACAACTATGACAAATGTTTTAGAGATACAGGACTGATAACAGAAGCAATCGCTTATGATATTTTATTTAATAGCAACTACAGAAGTATAAATGCGGCACTTTCGTATTACAGAGCGTCTGCTAGTACAGTAGTAACTTCGCAATTGTTTGCAACATTAGCAGCACTAAATTATCAAAAAGGTGTAGTAGCAGAATACTTATCAGGAACGACTTTGGCAAGATCAAATTCGTTGTTTGATGAGGTTATTGACATTGTTACAAATGGAACAGGTGCCGCAGATGCATATGTGTTGTCAGACCCGACAAACTACGATGATGGGTTCTTTCAAGCAAGAAGGCTTTTAGTTTCAAATAAAACATTCATCCAAGATGAAATAGAAGCATGGATTGCGGTTCAAGTTTCTGGAAATATTTCACCATTTACTTCTGGGTTCGTGTATGATGCTGCCGCATGTAGACGCGATGTAGGTTTCATATTAGATGCATTAAGATATGACTTGACATATGGAGGAAACTTAGAAACGTATAATGCAGCAATGGCATATTTTGTAGGTACACAAGCGCAATATGGCTCGGGCGAAAAAGCAGCAACGCTTGCTACATATCTGAGACTGAAATCTGTTGTTGGAGATGTCACCCAATTAATCATAGTATCTACATCGCTTGGTAATAACAACACGCAAGAAATGTCAGGTGCCGCTGGTAGTGTATCTGCTGCAACATTTGCACAGGCTCGGATACAAGATATATATAACGCAATTGATAACGACGGAGTTTCTTTTGCTAGGATAATACCAGATCTCACTTGGCCTGCTGACGAGTTTACAACTGCACATAACCAGTTAAGTATAAACACCACAGAAATATCAACCGATGTTTTAGAATATTTGAGCAGAATTGAAACTGGATACAATTTTGACAAGTGTTATAGAGATACGTTGCTAATAAACACTGCAATTGCTTATGATGTAATGTTCAATAGTAACTATAGAAGTATAAATGCAGCACTTTCTTATTACCGTGCAACAGCAAATAAAGTTCTTGTTGAACAAAAAGCAATAACCTTACAAGCACTAACAAGACAAAAAATAACATTAGGTACATATTTAGTTGGCACTTCTTTAACTAGATCAAATGCATTATTTGACGAAGTTATTGACATTGTTACAAATGGAACAGGTGCCGCAGATGCATATGTGTTGTCAGATCCAACTAATTACGATGATGGGTTCTTTCAAGCAAGAAGACTATTGGTTGCAAATAAAACATTTATCCAAGATGAAATAGAATCATGGATTTCATATCAAGTTGCAAACGTTATAACTCCATTTACTGGAAGTTTTACTTATGACGCAGTCGCATGTAGAAAAGACGTAGGATTTATTGTAGATGCACTAAGATATGACTTAACATACGG